AGGCTCGCCAGGCGATGTAGTTCAGAAGATCAACCCCAACCAGACGCCGTCGGGATTGGATCGATTCAGCTACAAAGCTGAAGAACATATCAAAAGCATTTCCGGTGTTACGGACTACATGTCCGGCAACGCCCGCGAAGACGTGTCGGCAAAAGCCGTTGCGGCGAACCAAAGTCGCGGCAGCCTTAACTTGTCTAAACCGTTAGACGGCATTGCCCGAACCGATTACCTGCTGGCGCGTAATATCCTGTCTATTGTGCAGGAGTACTACACTGAGCCACGGATAATGAACATAGTCTCTAACCGCGTGACCGGTGACGCGGAACAGATTGAAGTCAATCAGCCTGATCCCGCTACAGGCACTATTTTGAACGACCTGACGGTTGGCGAATTTGACGTCATAGTTTCGAGCACACCGCATCGCGAAACGCTTGAAGACAGTCAGTTTGAGCAGGCGGTGTCGTTGCGAGAATTGGGCGTCAAGATTCCTGATGACGTGCTCATCGAAAACTCTCGCCTTAACAAACGCGGCGAGATCATCAAGCAGATGCGTGACGCCTCGCAGACGCCGGAAGCGCAGTATCAGCAGCAGATGCAGAAAATGCAGGCAGAGCTCGAGTTGGCCAATCTTAAAGCCGAAGCTGCTCGAATCGAATCTGACGCCGGACTCAAGCAAGCGAAAACTCAAATGGAGAACGCCCGCGCGCAGAACGAGGCGCAGGGCAACCCAGCTGAGATGCAGAAGATGCAGCTGGAGATGGACGTTAAACGCCAAGAAGCTGAACTTGAAATGCAGCGCATGCGGATGGAGCTGGATTTCAAACGTCAAGAGCTGGCTCTTAAGAAGCAAGAGCTTGATATGAAGATTCAGGCAACGCAGATCCAGACTCAGGCTAAGGTTGAGCAGACGCATATTCAGTCGGCTGTCAAAGCAGACGCCGCACAGAACCAGATGGAGATGCAACGAGCGCAGCATGAGATGGGGATGGAGCAAGGCGCTGCCAAACACGAAATGGGGATGACGCAAGCTGCGCAAAACCATGAGTTGACAATGAACATGCAAAAAGAACAAGCTGCGGCAAAGCGATCTAAACCAAAGGAGAGTAAATAGTGGCAGACGAAAACGATTTGGATCGGGGCGATAGTTTCGCCCCGACTGGGGTTGACGCACCGGCAGCAGTTCAGGAAGCCCCTCCGGCTCCGCCTGAAGAAGAGCTTAAACTTGAGGGACAAGTTGCCGAGCCAGTAGCCGGGGAAGAGCAACTTCGTGACGACAAAGGCCGGTTTATCCCGAAAGACCGCTTTGACGAAGCGGTGCGCAAAGAGCGCACTGAGAAGGAAGCGTTAGCAAATCGACTGCGCGAGTACGAAGCTCGTGATCAGCAGAAAGCCGTTGCTGACGATTTTGCCGAGGCTCAAAAAGCCATTAAGGGCATGATCAAGCAGCATACGTCTCTGTTGGCGGACGGCGAACTCGAAAAAGCGTCTGATTTGATGGAACGGATTCTTGACGTTAAGGAAGCGATTTCCGAACGTAAAGCTGAATTCAAAGCTGACAACGCCAAGACCGCTGTTAAGGAAGAAGTTCGATATGACGCGGCGGTTCAGCGAACGGAAGCTGAGTACCCCGCGATCAATCCTGAACATCCTGATTACGATCAAACTGCGGTGCGACGAGTGCAGGCGTACATGACCGGGTTGATGCAGAATGAGCGGATGAGTGCGACCAATGCGTTGCGCGAAGCTGTTGAAACTATTCTAGGAAAACCGGATTCAAGATCGGCAATCAACATCGGCAAAGCTGAAGACATTGGCATGCGGCGCAAGGAAGCTGCGGTGTCTAAAGCGATGGACGCAAAATCTAAACAGCCCCCGACTACTAAAGACGTCGGCGTTGATCATGATAAGCAGGGCGGCGCTCTTGATGCGTCGGCCATCATGAAAATGAATTGGGACGATTTTGTAAAGCTGCCCGAATCCAAGCTTTCTGAAATGCGCGGTGATTTTGTATAAACTAAACCCGCTCTCGTTTGCTCCCCCAGCATTCACCCCCGAAAGGGGGTGTTCTTTTTGTGGTGTCAATTACTTGTTGACGACTCTAAAGCTATCTAACTACAATCCAATCACTTCGCTGCAAACCTTGGCGACACAAGGTTTCGGGTCACCCACGTTACGGGCGTTCTCCTCGCGAGTAGCGGCGATAAAGCTACGGTGCAAATAAAATTTCTACTCTTTGTTTTATTTAGGAGATCGCCAATATGGCTTTGACTAATTTTGGTTTGCTCACCAGCGAGCAGAAGACTATCTGGTCCATGGACATGTGGAAGCAGGCTCGCAACTACAGCTTCATCAACCAGTTCCTTGGCAAAGACGCTAACAGCATCGTTCAGCACATCACTGAGCTGAAGAAATCTGATAAAGGCGCCCGCGCAGTTATCACGCTGCTGACTGATCTTGAAGGCGACGGCATTGCAGGCGACCGCACGCTGGAAGGTAACGAAGAAGCGATGAAGAGCTACGACCAGGTTATCCGGGTCGATCAGCTGCGTCACGCCAATCGTCACGAAGGCCGTATGGCCGACCAGAAGTCGATCGTTGAGTTCCGCAACAATTCGCGCAACGTGCTGGCTTACTGGCTTGCCGACCGTATCGATCAGCTGGCGTTTCTCACCATGGCCGGCATTCAGTACAGCGTGAAAAATTCCGGCGGCACTCGCGTTGGCTCGGATCTGGTTGGCCTTGAATTTGCGGCGGACATCAAATCGCCTTCTAGCAAGCGTTATGCTCGTTGGGACGGCACTAGCGCCACTAAGTCGCTTGTTTGGGGCACCGGATCAGGTTCGGTTGCTGCGACTGACCTTCCGTCGTGGGAGTTGTTTGTACAGCTCAAGGCTTACGCCAAAGACAACTACATTCGTGGCGTCAAAGAAGCCGGTGGCGAAGAATCGTATCATTGCTTTTTGAGCCCGCAGGCGATGGCGCGGCTTAAGCTTGATTCCACTTATCTGTTGAACGTTCGTCACGCTCAACCGCGCGGCGACGGCAACAATTTGTTCTCCGGCTCTTCGGTCAAGATTGACGGCATTTACTTCCACGAGTTCCGTCACGTCCCTAATACCCGCCTTGCCTCGGGCACCGGCAAGTACGGTTCGGGCGGCACGGTCGACGGTTGTCAGATTTTGTTCTGCGGCGCGCAGGCATTGGCCATGGCCGACATCGGCGCTCCGGAATGGGTCGAGAAAGGCTTTGACTACGATAACCAGCAGGGTATCTCGGTGTCCAAGATCCTCGGCTTCCTGAAGCCGCAGTTCTACACCCAGTATTCCGGCGGTACTGTCGAAGACCACGGCGTCATTTCCGTTTACTGCGCGCAGTAAGCCGAACTAAAGGAGAATTATCATGGCAAAACTTATTGCTACTCGTACTGCTCAGTATCCGTTGATTGCTGAGTTTGTGTTCAACCACAACGATACGATGGTTGACGTTAGCGGCGTTACTCGCACGTTTGGCTCCACGTTGGCCGATCTGACCGCTGCGGCGGTTTTTGAGGTCATTCCGCTGCCCGTTGGCGCGGTGGTTTGTGGCGGGGAACTTATCGTCGAAACGCAAGGTGCCGGACCGACCGGGTACACCGTGTCGGTCGGGGTTAACGGGGACGCTGCGATTTATTTGGGAGCGTCTTCATTGACGGCCGCCGCTAACACCCGCTACGTTTTGGCGCTGACTCGTCAGCTTGGCTCTACCGATGGTAAAAACGTCCGCATTACGTTTGCGGGTTCAGCGGCGGCAGCCACTGCCGGTAAATTCCGCCTTCGCGTGATGTATACCCTCGACAATCGCACGAACGAAACCGTGATTCTTTAACGGTAGTTACGGTAAGGGGGCTTGTATAGCCCCCTTACTTCTTTAACTAATTGGAGGCTTTATGCCGTTTTTCACTTTGCATCGGAATTACGCATTACAGACCACCAAAGGTCGGTCGTTTAATTTTGTTAAAGGCGAGCCTTTATATGTAACGCCAGAATGCGTTCCTGACGCGATTGCTATTGGGGCGGTTCCTGAAGAAAGCGTAGCGGATGTACTTGGCGACGAATCTGCACCGCCGGTATATCTAACCCCCCAAGAGCGAGAGGCAAAGCTTTTTGCTGCGTTTGATTTGATGATCGCCCGCGACGAGCGAGGTGATTTCACCGCCAGCAACGTGCCGCATTGCAAACGCTTGATTTCGATTGTCGGTTTTGAAGTGTATAACACCGAACGCGACGAAGCGTGGCAGAAATATAACCAGTTGAAGGTCGAATCTGCGTGACTTCTGACGAGCTGTACGACTTATTCCGCTCGGATGTAATGGATACGGCAGCGCCGTATTTGTGGAGCGATGATGAGACATACGCGTACATGAACGACGCGTATTACATGTTTGTGCGGCTTACCGGCGGTATTCCTGATTTTACCAGCAGTGCTTGTACAGTTACTGCGACGGCTAACCAAGCCACGGCGGCGCTTGATCCAAGTATTCTAGTTGTTCGTACGGCAACACTAGATCCGTCAGGCGACAAAGTTAAGGTCATCAACGCGCAAGATCTGGACAGCCTGAGCGACGAAGATTACGGAATGCTCAGGACTCTAAATTCGACAGTATCTAAAGGTAAAGTTAGATACATGGTGATCGGCATGCAAGCCGACGCCGTACGGTGGGTAAATATCCCTGATACGACGTACACCGTAAAACTTGTGATCGATCGTTTGCCGCGCACGACTATTTCAGATGGCGGTCAGACTTTTGAGGGCGTTAAGCCGCATCACCATTTTCATTTCCTTAAGTGGATGAGGCACCTTGCTTATTCAAAGCAGGATGCCGAGACATTTGATAAGGCTCGATCTCAGCAAGAGAAAGCCGATTTTGAAGCGTATTGCTCTTTAGCCAAAGCGGAGAAAGAACGATACAAACATAAAGTACGCGTCGTGGCGTACGGTGGCATTTAATTAAATGAGGGTGTAGCCATGGCTGCGATGTCAAATTATCTCGAAAACAAATTGATCGATCAAATCTTCCGCGCACAGGCGTACACCTTCCCGAGCACGTTGTACATTGCCCTGTTTACTTCGGCTACGACCTTGACTGATGCGGGCGGCGGCACCGAAGTTTCAACTACTGGCACCAACTACGCCCGTTATTCGCTAGCATGTTCGCTGAGCGCTTGGGCTGGTACTTCCGTGTCTACCGGTGGTTCGGCGTCGTCCGGCACTGACGGCACGACCAGCAACGTCAGCACGATTACGTTCAACGCGCCTGGCTCCACTGCGTGGGGCACGATCCAGTATTTTGCAATTTTTGACGCCGCGACGAGCGGGAATATGCTTATTTATGGTCAGTTGACGACTAACAAAACTGTGAATGCCAACGATGCTGCGCCGGCGTTTGCGGCCAACGCGCTGAGCATCCAGATCGACAACTAATAATGTCTGACGCGGTAACGGTAGCAGACAGCGACGTAGGTTTACGTCGCGCCTGCTATCATCCATCGCAAGACGATCCCAGATTTGTTGTTGTTGTCGATAAAGGCGTCGGTGCTGGGTATGTTGAGGTCAGAACAGACTGGCGCAGCATCGACGAACTTCGCAGTTACGCGCAAATGCTGCTTGACGCAGTTGAGTGGCTGGAGACTTAGAGCATGGCCATTACGACGCTTGACGGATTGATCGCATCGCCAAAGCAGCGCGTGACTATCAAGAAAACTGGAGCGCGCACCACCGTAGCTAACGGCTGGTTTTCTATGTTTGACGTGGCTGGAGATCCGGGCGCAGGTACGCTTGCCGGGACCAACACGACGACGGGCATTGTGTATGATGATACGACCGCAGGCGCACCGCTGATCAATACGTTTGGTGGCGGCTCGCTGGGCTACCTAACCAACGTCGAATTTGCAAGCTCTGTCGCATGCAGAATTATGGTTTTTGACATGCTGTGGAAAGCCGGGGCGTATGCGTTCAATGCCTCAACTACCGGCAACGTCTCTACATCGTATTCGACGCGTGTTCCGGGCGGCACCGATTTTAGCGGAACGGAACTTTGGTTGGAGCAAGTAACAGCCGCCACGGGCATTCAAAACGTCGCGGTGACATACAATAATCAATCGGGCACGACGGGCCGCACCACGGGTACTGTCGCCACCGCAGCGAACACGGTGGGCAGGATGTGGCCGCTGCCATTACAGGCCGGCGATTCTGGTGTGCAGGGCGTGACGGGCGTTGTGGGGTCTACTGCGACGGCCGGCACGTTCAACATTTTGGTGATCCGCCCGCTGTGGACAGGCCGCGTGCCGTTGGCCAATTTTGGGGATCTGCACGATTATCTACGGGTAGGCATGCCAAAAATCATAGACACGGCATGTTTGTGCATAGCCGTCAATGCTGACTCGACTTCGGCTGGCCTTCCTGAGCTTTCACTAACTATCGCTAACGGCTGATGACCGCGCCTCTCGCCGGAATTATTCCGGGCGGGTTGGGGCGTTCTCGCCGCCTTACGCCACCGCTTGGCTCACTTGACGCGGCTGCGGTCACCGCGTCTATCACGTTTGGCGAAAACGCTCTTGCCGCCTCTGTCATAGGGGCGAGAAGTACAGAGGTTACGGCTGATCTGACGACCGCTATTAAGCTAGCGGCCTCTGCCTTAGCAGCTACATCGACTACAAGCGGATTAACGACCGCTATTACGCTAGCGGCCTCTGCCTTAGCGGCTACATCGACTACGAGCGGATTAACAACCGCTATTAAGCTAGCGGCCCCTGCCTTAGCGGCTACATCGACTACGGCCGACTTGACGAC